TGCTTCCTGCACACTGTCAAATTTCCCACATAAATTCTACACCATCTGGTGCTTTGAACTCATCATTCAGCAGATGTGTCACCAAAACATATATTTTCTTCGGCTTAAATTCCTGCACCTTTTCAATTGCAGCAAGCATGGTCTTGCCAGAATCAATCATATCATCTACAATGATGCAAATTCTTTCTTGATAAGATGGATTGCTGGCATATTCATTAAGCCCGTACAGCTGCAATCCATCTTTTGTTCTTCTTTTGGCAAATACCATGTGTTTGCAAAACAACGGATTGCTCGGCAAATAATATGACAACATATTATAAGTTTGCCGAGCCCTATCTGCTGCACCTGAGTCTGGTGCAAAAACAAGAAATTTGTCCTTATTATGCCAACGGCTTATTGCTGCAATTTCATCTTTGAATGCTTCTGAAAAGCTAATATTTTTGAAGGGGATTCCCTCAACTGAATCACCTTGATTGCCAAGATGGAAATCGTATGTGGCAATCTCATTGATGCCAATCTTTTTAAGCATTTTGAAAAATGTCAAGATGATTGCTCTGTGGCAGCCATCTTCTTTTTCAGGCTTATCCGCACGCCCGAATGGCAAATATGGACAAACAAGTTTAACTGTTGAAAAGCCTATCAGTCGCAGCTCTGCAACAAGATGAGCCAGAACCATCTCAGACCACTTCATGTTGAAATAAAAATAGACTTCAATTCGCTTGCTTTGTTCAGCACAGAGCTGCTGCAATTTTTCTCTTGGCAACTGCAGTTTGAACTCTCCATTTCTGTGGTAAAAAACCTTTGCCAGGCATCTGTATCCATATACATCAAGCACAATGTTATTCATTTTCGTCATTCCTTTCCTTAGGCTTATTTTCCCAGCTTAAACTCATATGCATTCCTGTATCAGAATTAAATCCGAAATAACGGCGTTCTGTAACAGAATTATTTGTTTCCAATTTTCAGTGTGGGTTGAGTTGCATCTAAATTCAAACACCTCATCACCAATCAGAACAGACAATTCCTCACCAATCTCAAACAATTTTGCCATCAGTTGCTGCTCCTTATCTCTCTAATTTTAGCCAATGCCTTTTCAATTCTAATTTTCGGCTCAATATTTTCAGAAGTCAAAATGCACTCAAGCCTATACAAACATGCCTTTGTAACATCAATGCTCTCTTGATTTTTGCAATTTCTGAGGTCAGCAATGAAATTGACAAATTCATCTCTGTCAACAAGCACAGAATCATACTTCTTGCAATAATGCTTCACCAAATCTTTACGCATTTTGACCACAGGCACATCCTCATATTCACCTGTAAAATCTTCCGGCGAATAAAGCTCTGCCATATTGACACTGCCTGTGTATCCTGATTTTTTTTTGCACCAAAGCACCCAGCCAGAATTGCTATAATATGTGTGCTTTATGCTTATACAGATGAAATGTTTATTGGTCATTCTTTTTCTCCATGAAATATCTAACACCAATTCCAGGCTTGCTTCTGTAATATGCAAGCTCCTGTCTGCAGGCTTCTTCTGATGCATAAGTGTCAGCAATTTCAATTGTTTCACCATCCTTGACATATTTTATGTCCCAAAGTTCCTGATGGTCCTGTTTCTGGTGTTTTGCTATACAAAATTTCTTAACATCTGATGTAATTCTGATAACATCTTCAGTATCACACCCGAGATGTATTCCTCTTGCCACCTTTTCAAGAAGTTCAAACATCTGTCTGTTTTCTTCTTCCAAAGTTCTTATTTCATCTGCCAAACTCATTTATCTTCCTTTCTTTTTACGGGCTTCCAAACCAATTGCTCCAAGAAGTCTTTGACTGTTTTCAACTTGCTATCGATGCGCAACTTCTTATATTTGTCCCATGTATCAAGCACAAGCAATTCTTCACGAGCACGCTTCAAACCACCCAAAACTTCACCAATATTGTTTATGACAAAATCACTGTTAGCTTGCCAAATTTTCTTCTTTGCTTCCAAAGGGCTTATGTATTGCTCATCAGGTGAAGCAGAAAGAATTCTTGCACCACAATAAGCTCCGGCTGCCCAGCCATTTTGTTTCTGTACCAAAGCTGCAGCATCCTTTCTGAATTTTTCTTCGCTAAAATAAATTTTGAAAAACATCACTTTTCTCCATCTTTCATGAACAAATTGCAGTGGCATATGCCATTCTTTGTTATTTCCTGACAACATGCAGCCGAGCCACAGCTGTGAGTGTTATCTTCCGGCGGATAGCAAGGACATTTGCTCCAATCTTCCTCGCCAAAGAAACGGCGTTTTGCATTGGCAATCTTCGGCAAGTTCTTTTCGTTAATTGTCCACTTATATCTACTGGCAATTTCACGAATGTTTTGTTCAATTTTATCAGCCATGGTCTATTCCTCCTCATCAAGTTCAACGGGCTGTGACAAAATGTCTTCCTTTTCGTCAATTGCTTTTAAGCAAAGTTGTGCCAGCTCAATTATCAGTTCATCTTTTGTGAATGAATTTGATACATATTTGATGGTGTAGCCATTGGCTATGTCTTGAATGTCTTGTTTTGTTAATTTTGGCATTGTTTACTCCTTTCTGTGTTCTATATAAGCACCCTCAAGTTCTCTTTGAAGAGTGCAGAAATCACCATCAGCACACTCCATAACAGCATACATACCTTTAAGAGATTGTTTTGTTTCATTGAATTGCTCAAATGTGACATCAACACATCCAGTTTGAGGCAAACAAGAAAATCCTATGACTTTTCTATAATGCTTTTGCCAGATGCCAATTATGTTTCCTTTCTTATCTGCTAAAATTGGATATGGTCTTGTTTCTAATGCATTGTGGTTAAGTTGAAATCTATACATTACGCACCTGCCTTTCTAAGCATCTTTCTTATTTCAAAATATGAATACAAATGTTCATTGCCATCCTCATCTAAACAGATGAGGCCTGATTCTTGGCTATTATGGCTGAAAAAGCACCTATCCCAAAATCCTATGACTTTCAATTTTAGAGATTTGATTGTAAACATTGGTTATTCCTTTGCATCTATTAGCTTAACTTGGTCCATGCTGAAGAATGCAGCAACTTTGGTGTAGAAATAGCTGTTGTCTTCCTGCTCTTCGTCTTCTTTCTTGTTTTTGGTTGACTTGTTCCAGATGGCAATTTTGTATTTGGCTTTCTCGCCTTTCTTAACTGAAAAGCCCAAACGCTTCCATTCAGCGAATGTGTGAATCTCTTCTTCAAGAGGGATGTTGTTGGCTGCCTTAGCTTGGAGAATTAAAGTTGCATTGTTCATCTTTTCTCTCCCTACATTGCATCATATTCTTCTTGTGTATAGGCTCTATTGTTTTTAACAACATAGCCATTGGCTCTCAAATCAGAGATAAAATCTTTTTTGCTTGAATATGAATCAGAGCTGAAAAAACGGAAGCAATTGCTGTTTTCATTCTTCTCTTTAACTATTGCATAAAATTTTGTCATCGTTTATTCCTTTCCATAAATTTAAGGCTGCCTATCAACCTTTTATATATACATTATACTGCCAAATTTTTATAAAGTCAACAATTATTTTACAAAAATCTAAACTTTTTTTATTTTTCTTGTTAAAACAATTTGTTGTGATGATATTTTATAGGGCTGGCTGCCAAAAGTAAATAAAAATTATTTGTTATCAATTTTTAGCGAAAAATAGAAAAATTTTCGCTAAAAATCTCACTCGGAGTTGAAAATTGGTCCGAGTGACTTGGGATGGTGTTAATGCCAGAAAGTTATTATAAAACAACATGTTAAGGTGTAAAAATGGCTCACTCGGAGTTTTACTCGGAGTCCGAGTGAAAAGGGGCTTAGTCCGAGTTGAAAACGATAATGATTATTATTTTTGTGAGCTGTAAAATATCATGAAAATGCGATTTTTTCTTAAATCGCGCCATTAAGATAATTGCATAAGTGTTTGAAATAACTGAATTAAAAAATTCTACTCGGACTTCACTCGGACTTGAAAAAAGTCCGAGTAGAGCTAAGTCGTTGAAATAACTGAATAAAAATGTGGTCGAATTGTGTGTTTCACTCGGACATTTTAAAAGTCCGAGTAAGCAACTGTATCTGGTCAATCAGTATGTGTTAAGCGTTTGTTTTAGCTTAATTTTTTGTTGTTAAGAATTATTAATGAGTACGGTTGCTTAATGTATATTTTCCTATTTCTACTCGGAGTTTAAAAAACCTTAGAGAAAAAATGTAGTGACAAAATAATGTATGTAATTTTGAGATTTTAGGGCTGTAAAGCTAAATTTCGCATAACTCCGAGGGAAATAGCGAAAATGATTAAAATTTTTCGCTAAAAGCAAGCAACTGCAAACTTATTTTTCGCATGCTTATAAAAATGTGCTCGGCATACTTCACACAAAATTATCCGCCTAAAATATTTTGGCTTTACTTTTTCACCAAAATCAACTATAATTTTAACAAACAATTTGTGGAGAATTTTCATGGTCTTAAAGATAGCACCAGGTGAGAGCAGCCAGCAGAAGCCAGCTCAGAAGTCAGGTGCATATAAATATAGAGCAGAATACAAAGCACTTGTGAAGCAAGCAGTTATGTTAGGCATGGAATTTAAGGACATCGCTAGCAGTGTTTTTAATGTGCCTGAGGAGGTATTCTTGCAATGGATGGTAGATTATCCGGATTTTGCTGAAGCAGCCAAGGAGGGTGGCGAAAAAGCCGATATGCTTGTTGTGGATGCTTTACATAAAATTGCCACAGGCTTTGAGTACACAGAAGAGGTGGCAGTTCCAGGCGTGGGCATTGAGACAATAAGCCATTACCACGAACCAAACATTCACGCAATCAAATACTGGCTGAACAATCGCAAATCTGATAAGTGGAAAAACAAAACAGACACCAACCTGTCTGGTGAAGTCAAAGGAGGAGTTGCTCTTGTTGTTATTGATAAAGATGATGAAGGATTGTGATATGCTGTCTGAGATGATGAAATTCTGGTGGGTTGCAATGGCAAGTTTTTGCTGCGAGATGCTGTTTTAACAAATGAAATTTGGTTTGGGTCTGGCTGGGTGATGGCAAAGGGCTTTATTAAGACAGAAAAACAGAAGGAAGCAACAAGGCTGCATGCAAGTCCAGCCACATTCATTTTGCTTTCTGGTGGTTCACGCTCTGGCAAAACATTCATCAATGTGCGTGATATCATTGTGCGGGCGTTAAAAGCACCAAACAGCCGTCATCTTATTGCCAGAAAACGATTCAACCATGTGAAACAGTCAATTTATTATGACACTTTGCAGAAAGTGCTGAAAATATGCTTTCCGAATTTGACCAAAGACAAAGATTATTTTGAAAACAAATCAGATTGGTTCATAAAATTCAGCAATGGTTCTGAAATATGGTTGGCAGGGCTTGATAATGGTGAACGGCTTGAGAAAATTCTTGGTAATGAATATTGCACCATTTATATCAATGAGGTGAGCGAGATTGGCTGGGATTCGGTTGAGATGGTCAAAAGCCGTTTGGCACAAAAAGTGATGTTCACAAACAAGAATGGTGAGGAAGAAGAGCTGTCATTGAAGATGTATTTTGACTGCAATCCACCAAGCAAACGCCACTGGACATATATTGTATTTGTTTTGGGCAAAAACCCGATTGACAAACAGCCTTTGCCAGATGCAGCTGATTATGTCTGGTTGAGGATGAATCCTGATGACAACAAGCAGAATATTGCCAAGACATATTTGACTGTGCTTGAGAGCATGTCTGCCAAAAGCCGGAAGAGATTCAAAGATGGCGATTGGACAGATGATGATGAAAAAGCCCTATGGAAAACTGAGCTGCTGGATGCTACACGGATGAGCAAAGCAGATTTGCCAGAGTTAAAAAAGCTTGTAGTGGCAATTGACCCAGCAGGAACAAGCAATGCCAGCTCTGATGCCACTGGCATAATTGTGGTTGGGCAGGATTATTCTGGACATGGTTGGGTGCTTGAGGATGCCACTGGCAAAATGAAGCCGAATGAGTGGGCTAAAAAGGCAATTGCTCTCTATGAAAGATGGGAAGCAGATTGCATTGTTGGCGAAGTCAACTTTGGTGGAGAGATGGTTGAGAATACAATTCGTTCAGTTGACAAGGGCGTTCCATTCAAGCAAGTTCGGGCAACTCGTGGAAAGGCTTTGCGTGCTGACCCAATTGTTGCACTCTATGAACAAGGACTTATTCATCATGTTGGAGTGTTGGCTGCCTTGGAAGATGAGATGGTGACATGGACACCAGAAAGTGATTGGTCACCGAATAGAATTGATGCAATGGTTTGGGGCTTTACTTTTTTGTGGTTTGGCAGTAAAATATCTGATGAACAGATTTATTTCTGCTGATGAATGGAGAAAATTTGGATGAAATTTTTTAAGAAAATGTTTGATAAAAAAGCAGAAAAAAGTGGCTGTTCTAATGCTTCTTCTGCTTGCAATCCATGTTTGAGTTCATTTTGGGATTATCTACATCAGAATGGCATGGAATATGCTTCAATGAGCATGGCATACAATTTGTATGAAACAACCGCTGCTTTGTCAGATGCTGTTGACACAATTTGCAATCACATCAAGAGTATTAAGCCTTGCATTTTTGATGAGGATTGGGAGCTGAAAGAAGAGCACAATTTGAATGTGCTGCTTGCCAGACCGAACAGGAATCAAAGCTGGCGTGAGTTCATTTTTGAATGTGCTTTGAACAAGCTGGTGACAGGCAATCTGTTCTTAATTGCCACAGGCAATGTCAATCGTGAGATTTTGGAGTTGTATCCTATTAAATCAAGCTATGTTATTGTCAATGGCATAGATGCCAATTCACAGCCTGTTTATCAAATATCTGCATCCAACAGAATGAGAGTGTTCAATGGCATTTATTCATTCAATAGCAAGACCAAGTCATTCATAAATACAGACTACAGAGAGTTGATTCACCTTAAAGGCTATTGTCGAAATTCTGGTGATGAAATTTTTGCTTTGCCTCTGATGAATAGCATTTTGAAAGAAATTGAAATTGCTAATGGTTCGTCTATACATAATGCTTCTCTGCTGAAGAACGGTGTAACATTGTCTGGTATTTTTAAGCTAGCAACAAGTGACAGAAAGGCAATTGAGGAATTTCGCCAGCAGGTGTCAACTTATTTCTCTGGCAATAGCAATGCTGGCAAGTATATTGCAGCCCATGCTGATAACATAGATTTCAAGCCTATCAACGCCACAAACAAAGACATGCAGATTCTTGAGCTCAAGACAGATGCTGAAGACATTATTTACAGCAAGTTCAATATTCCTCAACCATTGTATAAAACAGGCTCACAGACATACAACAATTATTCAGTTGCCAAAGTCAGTTTGTATGATGATGCTGTGCTGCCTCTGGTTGGTGATATTTTTGGCAAATTTGAGGAATTGTTCAAACGCCGTGGCATGCTTGAGAGCAATTTCAGCATAAGCTATTCAGCCAATGACATTCCTGCCTTGCAGCAACGCACCTCTGAATGGGCAAAGAATTTGAGTGAGATTGGTGTTTTGACTGACAATGAAATTCGCACAGAGCTTGGCTATGATTCTTTGAGTGGTGGAGATGTGATTTATAAGCCAACAAGCATGGCACCAGTTGATGCTGCAGAGTATGACACAGAGACTACAAAGAGAAACAATTTCGTGCTGAGAATGAAGAAACTCGGCTGCACTGATAATGAGGCGAATGAATTATGGACAAAGACCAAGCAAGACAGCTGAATGCCAAGATACAATTAGACAGCAAAATCCGGAAAAAAGCAGAAAGACTGCTGAGACAGATGGCTCGGGATTTTGAAAGATTGTATGCTGAAAAGGGCATTTATTTGGATTTCAATGCCTATGCAGAAAAATGGCAAAGACTTTTGGCAAGGCATTATAAAAATGTCCAAGATGAGTTTATTGGAGTGGCATCTGAAGAGCTTGATGTGCCAATGAGCAGAGACAAGATGGCATTATTCATTCTGGCTTTGCAAATTATGAGGGAGCAGAGAGCATCAGCATCAAGCTGTAAAATAATTGATACAAGCACAGAGCAAATGGCAGATAGCATAAGCAAGGCTGAATTGTATATGCAGCAGGAATCTATGCCCATAAGCAATGATGCAGTTGCTGCTTTGGCTTTGGAGATATTTGGCAGAAAGATTGAATCAAGAGCCACAACCATTGCCATGACTGAAACCCAATATGTAGCAGAGACTGTTAAAAATATTGAGGCAGATTGTTTGACAAATAACAAGAATATTTTTCTTGTTCAGGCAGTTGAGCAAGATGCAAGTCTGGCTGTTTCTTCTTATATGACTGATGCTCCAATTGGCTATGAAAAAGAATGGCTGTCTGCTTTATTGCCTACAACAAGACCATCCCATGCTGCAGCCCATGGTCAAAAGGTTGCACCAAGCGAATTGTTCTATGTTGGTGGGGAATATCTCAAATATCCAGGTGATACAAGCATGGGAGCAACTGCAGGCAATGTGGTTAATTGTTATTGTGCTGTCAGGTATAATAAATAAAACAAAATGCTTTACTTTTTTGATTTTTGGTGCTATAATATATACAAATATAATGTGAGGTGTTGATGAACACATTTGGAAACAAAAAATTATTGAAAAAAGATGCTGAAATGAAAGTTAAGCGTCTTGAAGTTCCTTTTGAAGTCAAAGAAGTCTCTGAAGATGATGATTTTTATTATTTCAAAGGCTATGGCTCAACATTCGGCAATGTTGACAGAGGTGGAGATGTAGTTGTTCAGGGAGCTTTTAAGCAGACTCTGATGAAACAAGCTCCTGTTCTTCTCTGGCAGCATGACAGAGGCGAGCCATTGGGTGTCTTTGCAGAAATACACGAAGACTCAAAAGGGCTTTATCTTGAAGGCAAGATGCCTAAGACTGATACATTTGTGTCTGGAAGAGTTTATCCACAGCTGAAAACTGGCTCAATCAAGTCAATGTCCATTGGCTATTCTGTTGACCAATACGAAATTGTTGATGGAATCACTTATTTGAAAGAGTTGACGCTGTGGGAAGTTAGTTTGGTGACATTCCCGATGAATCCTTTGGCAACTGTTGATTCTGTTAAATCAATTGATGAGATTAAAACAGAAAGAGACGCCGAAAGATATCTTGGTGAATTCTTGTCATCAAACAAAAGTAAGCATTTCATCAGCAAGATGAAAGAGCTGTTCAGCCATCGGGAAGTTGGCAAAAAGCAGGATAGTCGGGAGGATTATTCAAAAATCATTACAATGTTAACTGAAATTAAGGAGAAAGTCTAAAATGGCTGAAATTGATGATGTTATGTCGGCTGTGAAAGAACTTCGCAATGAAGTTGAGAAAAAGTCAGCTGACCAGGAAAAAATTAACAAACTGCAGTCTGCTCTTGATGCTTCTGAAAAGAAAAATCAGGAATTGGTTAAAAAGCAGGCTGAACTGGAAAATGCACAGCGTGAAATTGCTGCTAAGCAGGAAGAAATTGAAAAATTGGCGAAAGCATCTGGTGACAATTCTGAACGCATCAAAGAATTGGAAAAAGAAATTGCTTTGCATGCGGCAGCTCCGGCTGGTGCTTCTGATGCTTGGAAGAATTCTGAAGAGCATATTGCCTTCAAAGAATATTTCTTGAATGGCATGGGTGCAAAGACCATGCGTACAGATACTGATGTTCAGGGTGGATATCTGGTACATCCGGAATTTGCTGCTGATATTTTGCGCCAGTTGCATGATGTTTCTCCGATTCGTTCATTTGCACGAGTTCGCACCACCTCTAAAAAGGATTTGACCATTCCTGTTCGCACTGATATTCCTGTTGCCAAATATGTTGGTGAAACTGAGGAATCTCCGGAGAGCGAAGACAAGTTCGATTCCGAGACCTTGACGGCTTATCGTCAGACTGTAACATTGCCTGTCACCCTTGACTTGCTGCAGTTCAGCAACTACAATGTTGAATCTGAATTTGCTGCTGATGTTGCTACCGCTTTTGCCATTGGTGAGGGAAGAGCATTCTTAAAAGGCTCTGGGCATAAACAGCCGGAAGGAATTCTGACGAATTCTGCTATTGAAAGAATTGAAGGCTCAGACTCTGGCAAACTGGTATTCGATGATGTTTTGGCTTTGCCTGCTGAATTGAAATCTGGTTACAAAAATCCGGTTTATGGCTTCAATCGCCGTACACTGTATGCTCTCCGCACTGCCAAAGATTCTCAGGGTCAGTATTTGTGGAGAGTAGGTGGCGAGAATATGCCTGCTGTCATTGGTGACTACAAATATGCCATCTTTGATGACATGCCGGATGTAGCTGTTGATGCAACGCCGGTTCTGTTTGGTGATTTGTTTGCTGGTTATACCATTCTTGATTCAACCCAGATGGGCATGATTCGTGATGAATACACCTCTAAGAAAAAAGCCATTATTGAAATGACATGGCATCGTTGGAACACTGGTCAGGTAACGATGGCAGAAGCTATCAAACTCCTGAAAATTAAAGCATAAGGAGGCATAAATGAGTGCATATGATATGGTGAATAATGTCAAAGTTGTATTCGCCACTGCAGAGGGTGGAGCTGTTATTGACACTCTTGGCTTTGAGTCTTTGACTGTTGCTGCAGCTTCTGGTACAATTACTTTGACAGAATGTGACACTGCTGATGGCACTTTTACGACTGTTTCTGATGAAGACTTGATTAAGCCTGCAAAAACTGCAGCTTCAGGAGCTGCTGTAAAAGTTGGCTATCGTGGTCATAAGCAGTTTGTTAAAATTGCCAAAGACTCAATTGCCATTCTTGGCAATCCTCGCCATAAAGCAGTTGCTTAATTGTTAAACAAAAAGGGGCTTGAGGAATGCCTTGAGCCCCTTTCTTTTAAGAAAGGTTTTTGAATGTATAGAGCTTTGAAAGATTTTGCTTGGTGTATTGACTTTAACAAAGTTGAATTCGAAAAAGATGAAAAATTCAGCATGGAAAAAGTCAAACACAAAGAGATTGTTGAAGAAATGATTGAGCATAAGTATGCCGAGGAAATTTCTGAAGCTGGCGAAGGCAGCGATGGTGGCGAAAAAGTTGTTGTTCTTCAGGACATGACCAAAGTTGAACTGGCTAATTTTGCTGAAAAAGAATTTGGTGCAAAATTAAACGGAAGCAAAGCCGAGATGATTGAGCAGATTGAAAAACTGGCTGAAGAATCAGAAGAAAATGCCAATGGTGATGATGTAGAATAGGAAAGCACATGGCAAAATACATCAACATAAATGGAAAAGATTATCCAGTTTATGCCACAGTTGCTGAAGCTGATGAGTATTTTGCTGGCTTTTTCAATTCTGGCTGGGAGGCAATTTCTGCTGAAGATAAGGCTAAATTGCTGGTGTCAGCGACAAGAAGCATTGACAGAATGCAATTCGCTGGTGAAAAAGTTGATGAGGAGCAGGAACTGAAATTTCCAAGGATTATTTATTGTCAGCAAACAGATGATAATGTTTTGCTTGAAGCGTGCTGTGAAGAAGCCTTGGCAATTTATAATTACAATTCTGCATTTGGCTCTGATATTTCGGGTGTAAAATCCATGAGAGTTCAAGATACAGCAATTGAATTTGGGGATGGCAATAAAGATAATCAGTTCAAATCTGATAACACATACAATTTGCTATATCCTTACTTTGAATTTGGTGTGGAGGTTGGATATTGCTGATAAGAAACGTAGCAGATTTAAACAAAAGTCATTGCAATCGTTTCAATGGAATTTTGAAGCAGTTGCAAAAGCATTCTATCACCACAGGAATACACAAGAAAGACAATAAAACTTATCCTGGCAGCGATGTTACCACTGCAGAAGTTGGAAGTTATCAAGAATTTGGCACATCTAAATTGCCACCAAGAATGTGGTTGAGAATTTTCAAATTTGTCACCAAATATAAAAGGGAGCTGAGCTCAATTATTGCAACTGCCTTTAATGAAAACAAAAATGCCAATGGTGTTTTGGTTGACATAGGTGGTTATCAGAAAGAGCGAATCAAAGAAAGAATTTTGGATGATACAGTTCGCCCAAAATCAAATAATGTTACAGGCATAACCTTGGTTGACACAGGACAGCTTGTAAAATCAATTGATTATGAGGTGCACTGATGTTTAATTCTGTTCTGCTCGGCATTCGAGAAAATGAAAAAGTGCAGATTCTTGAAAAGACTTCTGAAATAAAGCCTAACGGCTCTGAAGCAATTGTTTGGAAGTCCATCAAAGAAATTCTCTGCAACATTCAAGCAAACAATAAATATGGTGATTCTTTATCTGCCTCTGAAGCTGGTGACAAAATTTTATCTGTATATAACATGTATACAAGTGAAAAAGTTGTTGAAGGTCAGAGAATTTTAAGGGATAATATATTGTATGAAATCAGGAATGTTGAGCATAATGGCAGAAAGACATTTCTGGAACATTTTAAGGCTTATCTGGTGAGGGTTGACAATCAATGAGAAAACAAATAATCTTAGATTTTGTCAAAGAAATTCTGCCAGCTGATTTTGAAAACAAAATTTATTGGGCGAATGAACGCAAAGATGAGCCAAAAAAGCCATTCTGTCTGCTTAGAGCTATTGTTCCGGAACAGACAGACAGCAGGACTTCTGAAAGAGAGCTTGCAGGCAATATTCAAGAAGTGACAATGTATAAAAATATGGTTGTTACCTTTGCCATCTATAATGATGGTGTTGCTGAAGATGGCAATCTTGATGAGAAAAATTATTTTGCAGAAAGTAATGCCAGAAAATTGAAAAACAGTTTTGAGCCACTTGATGCTGCTTATGAATTTCTGGCGAATGATATGTCAGTCAATGATATATCAGAGCTCCGAGACTTAACCGAATTGACAGCAGGTGGTTATGTTTACAGATATGAATTTGACGTTACATTTGGCTTCAATGATGTAGTTCAGATTCAGAAACAAGTTGGTAAAGATGTTGTTGTTAATATTTTGAGAGGTAATTAAAGATGATAAGTATTGATAAATTGGTTGAAATTGGCTTTACACTGCCACAAGCGACCGACATTTCAGCATATTTGTCCAATGCAGGGTATGTTGGGGATTTTACCTCTTCAGACCTTGTTTCTGGATACACTATGCCTGCAAATAAAGTTGTTGTCATTTCTAACATTGATGAGTTGGATTCAATATTCGTGCCTGGCACCAAATATTATAATGATTTGTCAGTTCTTCTGATGCAGAAAAACAATGCAAAGCCGAATCAGAGCAGAATCAATCAAGTGATTGTTTTTCAAAAAACTGATGAGACTGATATTTCAGAAGCATTTGCTGCTTTAATGAAAACCAATGCAAACTTCTCTCAGTTGTATATCTCTTCTTCTTTGAAAGCAGATATTGATGCTATTGCTGCAAAAGCAGAGGTGAGCGGGCGTTTATTCATTGCCCAGACTTCTGATGAAGATGTTGCCACTGGTGCTGAAGGAAATATTGCTGAAACTTTGGCTGCAAAAAATTATGCCAACACAAAGTTAATCACACATATTGATTCAGAAAGCCTTAAAGGAGCTTTGCTGGGTGTAATGGCAAATCCGTATTTAGGCAGTGTTGGTGATTTGTATTCTCAATTTTCTGGTGTAACACCTCAGAATTATGATTCAACTTCCATGAGCAACTTTGATAAGAACAATGTTGGTTATTATTCATATGTTAATGCCATCAGTGGTGTTGGTGTTGAACAGTATGCCAAGAAAATATTTTATGGTAATAAACAAGTCAATGGTGAAATCACAAAACGCCGTTATATCAGATTTACAATCGACCTGCTGCTGAAATTTAAGGTTCTTGATTTTCTGGCTAAAAAGCTCAGCTATCAAGAGAGTTCAAACAGCATTCTTGAAGAGAATCTGAAATCTGTTCTGATTGGCTGCCAGAGCAATGACCTTATTGTTCAAGATAGTGAAGACACCAATGGTTTCTACTTGAAGTGCATGCCGATTGCCAAAGTCAAAACAAATTATCCGACTGATTACAGCAATCAAGTTTATCGTGCTCAAGGTTGGTATATTGATGCATTGACTGGCACAAAGGTTATTATTGATTTGACTGTTAATCCGTCAGATTCAGAAAAATCAGCAATTGAAATGTAAGGAGAAAATGGATGAAATATGATAGAAAACTCCAATTCGCAAGCTTGAATGGCATCAACTTGACAAATTTTGGTGATGTATTTTGCGAACATTCTCGTGAAAATGACGCCATTGAAAAAATTAAAGGCATTGTTGGTGATGCTGTTACAATTAAGCGTTATGACCAATTTGATACATTTCGCATCACACAGAATGTTTTCTCACCAATCAAAGGACAAGTTGACAACTGGGAAAAATATGGGACTCAATTGACATTTCAGTATAAAGATGACAATACTGGTGTCACCAAGACTTCAACCACAGCTTATATTCAGTCGCACACAGAGCCTGTAGATGGTGGTCAATGGGAAATGATTATTTACTGTGAAGAGGTTAAATAATGAAGCAAATTGAAGTTGAATATGATGGCCATAAATATTCCCGCAATGCTTTGAGCTTTGGTGAGCTGACTGCATTCGGAGTTCGTATGGTTCAAAAATTATTTGGCTTTGGGGCTGTTACAGGTGTCGTCTTTGCTAATAAATTTGAGCAAGGCGACAACCTTGATAGCTTTTACAAAGTTGTCAAAGATGTATTTGACAAAGATGACTGGATTTGGATGGTCAATTTGTTTTTACATGACAAAGCGAATGTTCTCTATATTGATGGCAATCCTGTGGATGAAAATGAATTGAGTGAGCATTTTGCTGGAAATTTCCTTGCTGTTTATACAATCACTGTGATGATGGCATATAGCAGCTTGGGGGAATGGAAAGGCTTGAAAGAGAAATTGAACGGGTCTCTCGGCAATATAGCAGAGTCTTTAAAGGCTCTTCTGGAGCAGCAGACAGAAATGATTGGCGAAGGACTTCGGAAGAAAATGAAAGACAAGTCAAGAAAATAATGATTTCTTATTCTGTTTTATTTATGCAGAATAATTTGTCTTTCAAGCCGAAAGATGTGTATGATATGGAAACAGATGATTTGCTAATGATGTATGAAATAGTCATTCAGCAAATTGAAGAGCAAAGGAAGAGTTTAGATGGTGTCATTTGATAAAATAGACCAGTTTGTTATTGAAACTGTGTTCAATGATAATGGTGCCATCAAAGGCTTCACAATTCTTGACCAGCAGCAGAAGAAAGTCATCAATAACAATAAGAGAGTTGCAGTCAGCAATAGAGAAGTTGCCTCAACTGGTTTTGCACTTGGCAAAGCATTTAGAACAATAGGAGCTTATCTTGGAATCAGAGAAATAGCTCGCTATGCTGATGAATGGACAAATATCAAGTCAATTCTTTCTCTTGTTACAGCAGGTGAGGAAGAAAGGTTGCGTGTTCAGGAAAGATTGTTTAACATATCTCAAGACACTCGCCAAAATATGATGGCAACTGTGGATTTGTATCGTCGTATTGCAACAGCAACTGAAACTCTTGGATTGAGTGAACAGAAGAGATTGCAAATAACAGAAGCCATTAACAAAGCAATCATCATTGGTGGAGGTTCAGCTGCCAGCAATCAGGCTGCATTGGTTCAGCTTGGACAAGGTTTGGCAAGTGGTCAGCTTAGAGGACAAGAGCTCAATTCAATTCTTGAACAATCACCAAGACTTGCAAGAATGATTGCAGAAGGAATGGGACTTCAGATTGGTCAGCTGAGAACTGTGGCTGCAGAGGGTGGTTTGACTCCTGACAAAGTGCTCAATGCAATTCTTAACCAAGCCCCGAAAGTCAATCAAGAATTCCAAAAAATGGACAAAACAATTGGTCAGGCTTTTGTCACACTCAGCAATAGTGTTGGCAAATTCTTAAACAGATTGAATGAAATGACTGGAGCAAGTAAAATTTTGGCAGAAGTCATTGTGTTCTTGGCAAAGAACATTGATACAGTTGCAACTATCATCTTGGCTGCATTCATTCCATCAATTGTTAAAGCTATACCTTTGCTTGATTTATTTTTCTTGAATTTGGCTTCTGGCATGGGAATTTTTTCATCAATTAAATTTGCCATCATTGCCTCTTTGCCTGCAATGAAAGCATTTGCAATTCAAGCTTGGGCAATGTCAGCTCCATTTTTGAAAATAATTGCTGTTGTTGAATTAGCAATCCAAGCAATAAAGATGTTAAAAGGTGAGTGGAATTGGTATGCTGAAGCAATTGACCGCATTGAGCGTGGCACATATAAAGCATTGAACTATGTTGGCAGAGAAACTGGTTGGTGGGAAGAACGAAAGCAATTCAATGGTACATTCTCGCAAGGTGCATTGAATGAACCACCAGTTCGCAATATGATGCCTATTAACCAGCAAATTGCAAATTCAAAATCTTATCCGACAAACAATATTAACCAAAGTGTCAATATCAATGTCAATGGAGCCAGAGACCCGAAAATAACAGCACAGGAAATCAATGATGCTCTTTCTGAACAAATAGCCTTAGGAGTGATGAGCTAATGCCATATTGTGCCATATTGATACCACAAGAAACTTCAACTGCCAGCAAAGAAGACAAAGCAGGCGGAATTTTGAGCTTGGCAAATAAACTCACATCAGGAGTTACGACTGGTGGATTGAGTTTTTCCAATGTCACAACTGTTATGAAAAATACAGCCAAATTGATAGCTGAAAATTCAGATGAAATTGCAAATAAATTCTCTGGCATTGCCTTAACTCAGCTATTGACTCAAGGCAAAATAAGCAATGAAACAGCATTCGGATATTTGACACAAGGTTTTCCGCAAGCCCTTAACCAAACTGCTATTGCTATGGGATTTCAGTCTGTGGAACAGCTAAAAACAGCCCTAAAATCTGAAAATGGTGTCAATGTTCAGCAATTTATAAAATCTTTTCAGAATTTTGGTAGTGCTTTGTCAGATTTTTTCACAGGACAGAAGACAAGAGAAAACACCGAAGGATATGAGGTGATTGAAGTTGATGCCACTTTGTCTGATAGAAGGAATTATTCAGCAGAAACGCCTGACCGCCGTGTTCAAAGTGGACAGACATATCAGGAATACATTCACAATTTGCCTGATATGCTAAATTTGGAATGCTATTTGCAAGATGGCAGGAATTATTCAGGCGATGAATTTGAAGACATTTTGCTAAATTTGAGAGAAAGAAAAATAGCAGTCAATGTTGTGCTTGGAGACAATATCAAAGAAAATGTTGTTTTGACAAATTTCACTCCTGCCAGAGAAGCAGGTTCAGGCTATGCTTATTCTCTTGAATTTAAGAAAATAGCTGTTGGCAAAGTTCAACTTGTTCCATTGAATATAAGCATAGCATCTTCAACTGTCAAGAAAGTTGCCAATAAGCTAATTCCAGAAAGCACAAAAACCATAGAGGAAGAATCCAATGGCTATAAGAAAGCTCTTGATGAAGCAAAAGAAACTGGCAAGAGCTGGATTAAAGGTGTAATTGCAGGATTCAAGATGGGATGGGGAGGATAGAATGTATATTGAATGTCCAGACTTATCAAATAACAAATTCATCTCAATATATACCAATTTTGGTGATGAAACATGCCGCATAACATTCAAATGGAATGAATATTGCAATTGCTGTTTCATGAGCATTTTCGACAGCAATGGAGAAGAAGTTAATACTGGCAATGCATTGGTTGCTGGTGCAGTAATTCTGACAGACAGACGAAAAATACCAACTTTATATTTTCTTCACAAAGATAATCTGTCTGGTGAGCCAACTCCTGAAACAATAAAGGATTATATTTTATACTATGAAAATACTGCCAGAGAATAAAACAAAAGTTCAAGACTTGAATTTCAGACTGCGGTTGGATATCCAATTTGACAGAGAAGCAAAGTTGGCAATTCCAAATATAGCAGATTTTTATCAATCAACCAATGGAATTCGTTATGAAGACAAGATTGATGATAAAGAAAGTGGCATTGATATTGATTTTGAAATACAGCAGACGAATGGCAAAGAGCCAAGCACAGCAAATTTGACACTTTGGAATATAACCAATGATTCATTCAATCAGATTGCAAATTATGCCAATGCTTTTGAATTGTATTGTGCTGAGGGCGATGGTGATTGGGGGCTTATTTTTAGAGGCACACCATATTTTTCGTCGCAGAAAAAAGCCATTGGTGGTGACAATAAGTCAAGAGGATTTTTGAAAAAAGAGGATGCAGTTGGTGGTGAAAATGATATTGCCACAGAAATAACTTTAATTGACAGTTTGCACTCGTTTGATTCTGCAGTTATAAGCAAATCATATCAAGGAACTGTGTCATCTCAGCAAATAATTCATGACTGTGCTGCTGCTATGGGCATTTTTATGGGTGGCGAAGTGGATAATTATCCAGAAATGAATAACTATGTAGCTCGTGGCAAAGTTCGCACTATACTGCGAGAAATTTGTGGAAAAATAGGATGCAAATATATCATTGACAATGGAGTTCTACATTTATTCAACAGAAACAAACAAAAAATTTACGGCTTTTTATTCAATGGGGAAAATTCCACCAGGCCTCAAGCAGAGCAAAATAATAATCAGATTGGATATCATTTTGAAACCAAGCTTCTGCCAAGCATAAGAGTTGGGCATTATTGCAAGTGTGAATTTGATGTTTTGTCTGGTGTAAAAGAAATTTACAAATGTATCAAAAGAGGCAACAACTATGGCACAATTGGTCTGACGGAGGTTTGGGTGAAATGACAGTTCAAGACAATTTGCTTTTGCTATCTGAAAAAATTAAAAATGAAATAAATTGCCAACTTCCTGCCAAGGTTATGCAAGTCAACGAAGATGGCACAGTTAATGTTTTGGCAATACGCAATGATGAAATTGAAGATTGTGTTATAACTGTTCCTGTCATATATCCAGAAACAGCTCGTGCTTATATTATGCTGAAAATTCAGAAAGGCGACAGAGGTGTCATTAAATTTTGTGATAAGTCAATTGAAGAATACCGCTCTGGCAATGAAAATTATAATGGCGACGAACGCTGCCACTCTATAAGTGATGGTATTTTTCAGCTTGGTTTTCTGCCAAGCAATGAAAAATTTGTTTTTCCAGATGGAGAAATTGTTATTGGGCTTAAAAACAGCCAATTTATTTTATCTGTAAATGAAACAGGAGACTTTACTATTAAAGCAAAAAGCATTATAATAAATTCAGCAAGCACTTCAATAAATGGTGATGTGAATGTGAATGGCACTGTGACTGTTTCGGAAGATGTAATTGGTGGTGGCATAAGCCTTAAAAATCACACCCATGATTACAATCCAGGTCCAGGTGGTCCAACTCCAACTCAACCACCAAAATAGAGGAAGATGAATGAAAGATATTGCTTTGAAAGATGGACATTTGGTTCTTGAGAATGGTGATTTGAAACTTGCAGATGGCATTGAAAGAGTTGCTCAGCAGATTCTTGTAGGCTTAAAAATTCTCAAGGGTGACTGGTTCTTGGACTATCGTGCTGGCATTGATTATATCAATGGTCTCAAAGCATATCCAAAAATATTGAAATCTGAAATTAAAAAGGCTATAAAAGAAGTGGTGGATGTTCAGGAAGTCAGAGACTATTTGTTCCATAAAGTTGGTGATGAATACCATGTTGGTGCAAATGTGATTGCTGGCAATTCTGTGCTTAGAGTGGATGAGGTGTATAGATTATGATAATCAATGGCAAAGGATTTGTTTTAAGTACTCTAAATGAGAATTTGGCATTTTGGACAAATAAGCTTCGCACAGTGTTTGGCAATGATTTCAATATCAAGAAAGAGGGGGTTGTTGATAATGTTGCAACTGCATCTTCATTATCAGTGATGGATGTCGAAAATCAGATAGCATTCCTGATTAAGCAAATGAATCCTTATACAGCCGAGGGTGAGTGGCAAGACAAGTTGTATTCCATTATAGGATTAACAAGAAGACAAGCAACATACACAGTTGTTTCAAGGACTTGCGAAGGAACACCAAATACAGTTATTGAAGCTGGCGCACTGACAATTGAAAATTCCTCTACAAAAGACCAATTCAAAAATAATGACCCAATAAATTTTGACAGCACAGGCAAAGCCTTTGGCTCTTTTACAGCTGAAGAAAGCGGAGCAATTGACTTGCCATCTGATGCTATGATAAATGTCATCACTCCTTTGGCAAATTTGACTGGTGTTTATTATGAGCAAGGAAATACAATCCAAATTGGACAAGAATATGAAACTGATGAAGAGTTCAGAAAACGCTGGATGTTAAATTCTTCTACAGTTGGAGCCAATACAGATGACGGGCTTGAAAAGGCATTGCTGGAGCTTGTAAATACAGATTCAGATTTGCAGATTTTTAATAATAGGACTGGCAAAGAAGTTGATGGAATTCCAGCCCACTCTCTGAGAATTGTTATCAATACAGCATATGATGATGAAACAGTCGCTCAAACTATTTTTGACCATCTTGTTGATGGTAATATGTTCGGACTTCAAGGAGCAATATCTGTAACTGTAACAGATAGCGAGGAACAAACTGAAACAATCAAATTTGACCGTGCTGAAGTGCAAGATATTTATATTCAGGTCAAAGTCGCAGTCAAGAATGGAATTCCTTTGGCAACTGTTCAATCAGAAGTTAAAAACAACATCATGGCATATATCACAGAGCATGGATTTGATATGGGTTCAATCATTTATGCCAACATGTTTGCTGCATCAATTTATGAAGTTGATGGTGTGGCTGGTATAGCTCAGCTTAAAATATCAAAGAATAATTTAGATTGGGTTGACCAAATCCAGTTGTCAAAGACCCAAGTTCCAAATTTCGATAGCACAAGGATACAAGTATATGAAGAATCTTGATTATTTTGCTCTGAATCAAGCATATTCCCTTGGTCAATTCAGGAACAATCCTGAATATATGGCTTTAATTGGTGCTGATGCTGGCTTGAAAGACAATTTGCAAAAGAATGCTCAATATCTGTTAGATTCAATTGATATCAATTTGGCAGAGGGTGTTTTTCTTGACTATTGGGGCTGGCTGGTTGGAATATCAAGGAGATATTTTGACATCTCAGCATACTTCAGTTATAACAGAGCAGATGTAAACACTGAAAAATATATATGGTTCAGCGAGCCTGAAACTGATTTTGTGGCACCATCTGGAAGTCTTGAAGACAGAGATTTCAGAGCGAGAATCAAAGCCAAAGCAGGTGCCAATACCAGCAAATGCACTCGTGAAGACAATATTGCTATCATCAAGAATATGACTTTTGCCAAAAAAGTTAAAATCAAAAATGTTGACATCATGTTATTAGATGTGACATTGGTTGGTGATAATTTATTTTTTACCCAAGACACAAAATCAGATATTGAGCTTGTTTTGGGCAGTGGTGTTGGAATAAGAAATTTAATGACGGAGAGTGAAAATGGCAGCACAAAAACCATCTAAACCGAATGTGGTCCTGCCGAATAATTTCGGGGGCGTTAAAACACCATATACACAAGCACAGATTGATAATGGTTATCAAGAAGCTGTGCCGCAAGTTGTAGATGGTGGAAATATAAATTACGAAAAAGACGCAGTGTTCCAAAAATTAAAATATTTGGAATCTGTCGCTGATGCAGTCAATAATATTCCACCTGGTAAATTCCTTGTGGTAAACTCCAACAACCAATTTGAATATGCAGACAGCACTGTAAAGAGTTCATTTGGCAATATCGGCGACATTGAATACACATCTCGGACAGATGTTCCTAATGGTGGCGCATGGTGTGATGGTGCTTTATACACAAAAGCACAATTCCCTGATGTTTACCAGATGCTGGTTGACGGGAAGCTGCAAAGCACGACTGTAAGTAAGTTTGACAGCACAGTATCAGCTAACGGCTCTTGCGGTTTCTTTGGTTTGGATACAGCTAACGAGCATTTCAAAGTTCCTATGCTGAAAGATGTTTACATCAAAGCAGGACAAGCTCCGTCAATGTTTGGTGCAGAGAGTTTGCCGAATGTAAAAGGCGAAGTCGGTACCATTGGTAATTATAATAATACAGGTGTAGTAACTGGAGCTTTTAAAAGGGGTGAAAAAAATGTTCATGCTGCAGACGGAGGTAATATTGTATGGTTTTATAATGCAACATTCGATGCCTCCCGCTCATCATCAACCTACAAAAACGGTGCAAAGGTTCAACCAGACCACGTTGTATATCGTGCCTATGTTGTTCTTTACACCGGCGCAGTTGAGGCAAGCGTTGCACAGGCTGCTGAGTTTATGACGGCTCTTGGTGGTAAGGCTAACACAGATTTAAGCAATGTATCAAGCAATATTGATTATATTGTGGAAAGCAAAGTAAACTCTAATGGTTCTTGGTACAGAAAGTATAAGAGTGGTTGGCTTGAACAAGGTGGAATTGGTCTTACTGTTAGTGCGGATGGCACGAAAACTGTAACTTTAATAAAACCTTTTAAAGATACAAAATATATTGTAAATTGGTTAGACCAAGATGGTTCTACGAATACCAGCTCAGGTACAAGAGGTATTAGTAATAAAACAACAACATCTTTTGTAGCTCGTAATGGTCAAGATAAAAACATGAATATAGGTTGGATAGCTATTGGACAAGGAGCGTAAACAATGCAGATAAATGATATTTTTGATTTAAGTCAATATGACGAAGCCTACAAATTTGTAAGCGAAAACAAAGGCACGACCATTGAAGACTTAGGCGGTGGACAGTATAAAATTGTTACAATACCCACACCAACACTTGACGAATTAAAATCCAAAAAGCGTGAAGAAATAAATCAAGCTCGTGACGCTGCAGAACAAGGCGGATTTGAGTATATGGGAAAGATATTTGACAGCGACCCAATTTCATGCCAAAGAATATCAATGGTGGCACAGGCAATGGCTCTTGCACCTGAGGGAACAACAATAACTTGGACTTGCCAAGACAATAGCACTATTGATTTGACGGCTCAAGAATTGGTCGGCTTGGTCGTTGCATTAGCGCAACATTCAAATACTTGTCATGAAAAAGCAACAGCATTAAAAGCCAAAATAGAAGAAGCCAAGAGCGAAGAAGAGCTTAACAAGATAAATTGGTGCGAGAAGAATCAAATAATTCCGATAGCGTGCTGTCGGAAGCCAAAGAAGTGATTTAACAACAACTTTTTGTTGGATAAGATCGAAACTAAGGTTGAGTAAATCAAAGCTCGTTATCCTTATCCTGTGGAGAAGCAATATGGAATATTTATTCATGATTGTTTATGGCTTATGGTGGGGATTCCTCCAGCGTTGGTACGGCGGTTGTCTTGAGCAATATCCTTTGTTAAGAAACAGAGGTGTGCAAACCATAGCTATGATGCTGTCGATGTTCTTGCTATTATGCAGTTTTAAGAGTTGGCAAGGTGCAGCTGCCTCTTTGGTTCTGACTTGTTATTTGCAATTCCAATTTTGGAGCAGAGGGCATGGTGCTTGTTTTGATATTGGCAGAGGCAAACCAGATGCATCTACTATTAAACGCTACAATGAACGCTGGTATCACAAGCCATTGGATTGGTGGTTCAGCAAGATGGACGCTAATGAACATAAATATGGATTCCTGTATGATTTTCTGTACATGGGAATGAGATACACCTGTCCGATGGCTGCTCTATATTTTTTGTCACCAGTTTTTGTTTTGATTGGCGCTTTGGCAAGTCCAGTTTATGCCTTCAACCATACTCTTTGGGAAAGAGAAAATTGGATTTTTAGCCGGATGCATAAATTCTGCAGAGCACCAACTCAAATAAGTGAAGTTGTAGTTGGCTTTATCTTCGGTTGTGGGTTATACTACATCACAAAAATAGCCAATTAAAATCATTTTACTTTTATCAAAATTATTATTATATTTATTATGACAGGCGATTGGCAGAGCAGTTATGTAGAGGAATGCAAATCCTTTTAGGCTGGTTCAATTCCAGTGTCGCCTTCCACAATAACATTAAAGGAGATAAAACTATGGCAAAAGCTGGTTCAAAACCTACATCACAGAATTCTTTAAGAAGTCCGAAGAATCCCACTCCATCAAAAAGATGCAAGCCCTCTGGCACATCATCTATGAGAAGTCCTAAAAAGCCGACTCCGTCAAAGAATTAATGTGATGAAGATTTTGATTGCAATCATTGGCTGCTATGCCTTGTCATACACCCATTATTTTTTGGATGGGGATTTGGCTTGGTATGTGCTTGCCAATAATTGCAGATTTATAATAGCGATTTATTCAGTTGCTGCTTATCACTTGGCAAGGAAAGAAAATTCAACTTTGAAAATGTTTCTTCTTGCCATGGCAATTCACTGGTGCTCGGCTTTTTTCTTCTCGCTGCTTGATGACTTAGGACTGACTGATGGACAGATTTTAGGCTTCGTGGCACGACAATTTTTTATATTTGTAGAAATTTTATTGTTTTTTTCATTTACTTCAACTATAATATATAAAACAATTCTGAATAGAGAGAAGATAGCTGATGACAAACAAAGAGATTCAACTGATAATTAAACAGGCAGTCAAAGAAGCCAGAGAGGAAACAAAGCAGGAAATTTACCAGCAAATTAAAAACATCACCGATATTGACCCAGCCACGGAAGAGGGACTTCACAAATTAAGAGATGTTTTTAATTGGGCAAGAAGTGGTAATGACAACTGTGAAAGAACTTGGGAGATTGCCAAGGAGATTTTTGTGAAGTCAGTTATTATTGGATTTATGACGGTTGTTGGATATGGTATTGCAGTTGCGATTAAAAAGATTTCGGAAGGCTAATTTTTGCAGAGGTTATTATGCCGAGAGGTTCAGTCAAAGATGTTAAAACCAAATGCAGGAATATGCGGAAAAGTAAGCTGAAAGAAGTTTGCGAGAATGAACTGACTGAGGAAGAAATGGAAATATTCTTGATGAAAATCGCCGACAAATATTATAATCCGAGAATCAGTCAAGAAGTTGGCAAATGTGAAAAGTCTGTTTCAAATATTTTTATGAGAGCTGTAAGAAAATTGAGGGAGTATTTTAATGAGTGCGAAAAGCAATAACCAGAGTGGCAATGGAAATGGCAGAAGAGATAATTCTGGTGCTGGTGGCGTAAATGCAGCCAATGCCAGAGGCATAAACATTGTACACACAGACGGCAGAAATTTTTTGCTTGCTCTTATCATTGGCATGGGGATGAATATGTTATTCTCCATGGTTCTGTTTTCTGTTCTTTTATACATTTTTGTGATTGCTGGCAAATAATACCTATTTTTGACGCATATGTTTTTCTTTTTGGTATATTATTAAAATATATTCCAAAAGAGGAAAACAGCCATGCTGCAAAAAAGACAATTTCACATTCAATTAAAAACTCAAGAAACAAACAACAAATTAACTCAAAAATTGGTACAAGGTTCAAGTGACACTGAATTGGTATGCTCATTTGACCAAGACGGTAAAATCATTAAAATTGCAGATACCGCTAAAATCTCTCTGGCTGTAATTTATAATGGCAATACTGCAAATTATCATCTTGAGCCTGGTGACCAAGACTATGGCATAGTGATAAATTCTGCTGATGGCACAGTGACAATCCCATTCACTGAGATGCTTACAACAGCATTTGGTGTTAATAAATTATTTCTTAAAATTGATGACACAAACATATCCTATGCCATAGGACTTGAATATGAGGTTATAAAGAATGATGCTTATAATCCTCAATCAACTCCAAACAATTTACCTAGTTACAAGAAACTTGAAAAAGAGTTGGATTTGAAACTTAATAAAGATTTTTCCAATTCTGATGATGTGGCACTTAAAGCTAAATTATCATCTATTGGTGTGAGCGAAGATGATACACCAGAACAATTAAGGGATAAGCTGCAAACTCTAAAAGCTGATAACAGACTTGATAATTCTGCTGTTAAAAATAGCTTGAGTAATGACTTGGCAGATGTTGACCTTGATAAGTTTGATGAGAAGTTTCAAGCCACAGATAGTGGAAAAGAGCTACAAAGGCAAGCAGCCGCAATCGGCACAAAGGCAAGTAAAGACTTGTCGGATGTTGATGTGGCGGACTTAGAAACGGCTTTTGAAAAGACACCATCTCATACGACTTTGGTTGATACTGCAAGAGATTTAGGCAACAAAGCAGAAACAAGCCTTAACAATGTTTTAACCTCTGATTTATCTGAGAAAATAAAGCTAACAAATGCTTATAAAGATATGGCTGGGCGCACTGGTGGCGGTTTAACGCCTGACGAAGTACGGACATTATTTGAGGCAAATTATTTTGAAGAAGTCGGAGCTGTGGACTTAACACAAGCACCATTTACGGCAACAACGCTTGTGCTTGCTTATCAGTTCAATACAGACAATGAAATAATAACGCAAATTTTGCCACCGATAGCACAAAATAAA